AGAAAACGGAGACTACTGGGGTTACTTGCGCCGGAATCGGGGGTAATTTCACTGTCGACAGAAATGTCCTAGAGACGGAAGGCGAGCCACAACGTTCCATGAATATGGGCGGGCAGACCAACTTGGTATCTAGAACCGGCTCCTCCCTCACTGAGGATGTAAACGAACAGGTTCTTGTCCGCTGGCATCAACAAATGATCAATGAGGAAATGCAAGTACGTGAAAATTTATCTTTCATGAGCCGTCCATCAATAACAACTAACGATCTAGGGAGTCAGGCCAATGTCCACGATAGTGGAAGGGGGGTAAGCCGTGATGATACCCAATTTAATGATCGTTTTGCTAAATTGAAGGACTTTGCGGAGAAATTGAAAGTCGAGCCGAAAGAATCTTCGTCTTTATCTGGGAGTCAGGCCAATGTCCACGACAGTGGAAGGGGGGTAAGCCGTGATGAGACCCGAAAACCTAGACGATGTAATAACTGCGGTTCGCTCGATCATTTACAACGTTATTGCCCAAAACATAAACGAGCGACAACTAATCCTAAAGAGTCAGATTTTAAAAACTTGACCGATCAACTCAATGCAAACAAAGACGCTTTGAACCAGCTCAAAAAAGAAAAAGAAGAAGATCGTAAGGAGGAGAAGAGAAGAGAAAATATCGAGAGAATAGAGAGAGCCCGACAGGAATCAGAAAAGTTTGTTCGAACATACGACGCTGAAATTTCACCTGATGTTTTATCCGATGAAACACGGGAAAAGTTGGAGTACTCTTACTATTCGCCTGGACTCATTTCTCACTCACCTGACAATTATATTCATTGGTTCAATCGACCCTCTGTCCGAACGAAAACATCCATGTCTATTATGTGGTTTTGGAGAACATATTACCCTATTCTCTCTATTTGTTTGGCTTTGTCTTTGGTTTATCATGTACTGAGTGATTCAGCCTCATATTTTGTTGAATCTGCATATTATGGTTTGGCTGATTATGTCGGCAAATATTTATTTTTCCTCATGACTTCTGTTGTTTACGCTCTAGCCAGTCATATATTAACTGGATCATTGAATCTTCAGTTGACTGGCAGTTTTGGAAAGTTATATCATCTCCTGCTTAGCATTCTGGTTCTATGTCATCTAGTCTCAGTTTTATATGCAAAATCGTTTTATCCTCCTAAATACCAACCACGTCCCGTTTTGAGGATGACCATTGTCCGCGTCAATGATGATCGAACAGTTGACGAATTATTGAAGTTCGATGACCGTGTCCATGCCATGTCTTATACTGAAGTGACATATCATGATCCGTTGTTAGCTTATGCGGAGATAGATCTTTATGCATTCAGTCCGACACGTTACTTCTTCTTATCTGACCCTATAATTGATCCAATTCATAGAGTATGTGGTATTGATAACATATTGATCTCGGTTGAGTTGTTGGTTCAGCTACTTGGGTCACCATCACTTGACCTACGTAAGAGTCAGTCAGAAATTTCAGTCCTGTTCAACCAAATTTCAACTCGTTTTCTCGCTTCGAATTTGAATAAGTTTTTAAATAATGATGGTTCCGTCATTAGCAATACAGCGAGAGCAGCGATGATAATCGTCGCTCATTCCCAGAAACGCCAAGTGGATCTCCCTCGGCGTTTCCCGGACCTCCACTAACTTGCCGTCGCGTCGGCTTCGGTTATAGGTATCAAGAGGTTCTCCTCCCATCAATCGGTGAAATTAAAGATGGTGTTGAGTTTAAGAGGACCAAGGCCTACCCGAAGAACTACCGACGAATGCCCATGCAGGTCAGTCTTGGTGTGGACGTTACTGGCATTGCTCCACCCAAACCCGACTTGACTTGTCCATTGACAGCAGAGGCCGGGGTGCGCAAGAGATTTTTATGCAAGCCTCCTGCGCCAAACCCGAACTTGTTAATTGAGTTCACCAATTTTGTCAGAAATTGGTTAGATCGCCTAGACCCACTCCCAGCAGACTCTGACACTAGCGTGTTTTCATGGTTGAAGAAATGTCCTTATCCTTTGTGGAGGAAGGAGGAACTCTCCAAGCTATGGACGGATAGGGCCGGTATCGTCACAATTAAAGACTATGTTGTTAAGTCGTTTATTAAGGACGAAACATATCCGGAATTTAAGCATGCTAGAGGAATAAATTCGAGATCAGACATGTTCAAATGTTTGGTCGGACCAATATTCCGTCTGATTGAGGAGGTCGTATATCAACTGCCCGAATTTATAAAGAAAGTTCCAGTTGCAGACAGACCCAAGTACATTTCTGGACTGTTGTCTTTTGAAGGTGCGAAGTACTTCGAAGGCGACTTTAAGGCGTTTGAATCGCATTTTACACGACAGATGATGGAGGCCTGTGAGTTCTTGTTGTTTGAACACATGGTCAAGAATCTTCCTGAAGGTGAGATGTGGATGAAGCTTGTTCGAGATGTAATTGGTGGATCAAACCATTGTTTGTACAAATATTTTAC